CGGATTCATAATATAGCAGTCTCGGTAACTGACACAAATAATCTTAGTGTTGAAATAACCGGAGCAGAAGAAGCAGCTGCACAATTCGTTCTAACTACTCAATCACAAGGTACAATGCCCGCTCCAAGTGATAGAGCAGTAATTTCTTCCGGTTCAATTTTAGCAAGTCGTACAGCAACAGGTAATGGTTTGGCTGCTAGAAACTACGAAGAGTTTGATAATTTGCCTCAATTATGGACTAACGGATATCTTGTTGCTGTCGACCAAATTTTCCTTGGCGGTCAAGCATCAGAATTTTGGCAAGGAGATGTGGTATTTCATATAACAATGGAATGCACTGTTGAAACAATGACTCAAGCGGCTGCAATGGCTCTTGCATTATCACAGCAATGAGGCCTAAAAATGGCTTTATCTGATGATGAAAGAGAGATGATTACTCGCTTAGTCGATTCACAAATGCGGGTTGAAATGGCTGTTGCTCAATTATTTTCTAGGCCTACCATGGGATTAGCCCCTGCTTTGATGAGAATGTCTCATGAAGACCCTTTTGATTCTCCATTAATCTTAGATAGAGAGGAAAGAATCGCATTATTGAATAAGACTGGAGATACTGCAAGAAGAACAGGCAGGAAGATTAGAAAGAAAGCAAAGCGAAAAGTATCACCATATCAAAGAGAGTTTGGCCGTCAATTAATAAAATTAAAGAAAAAACACCCTCGTACAAAAGTGGGCGTCTTAATGAAGAGAGCTCATAGAGCAACAAAGAAGGTGAGAAAGTGAAAAAGACAGGAAAGACATTGACATTATCTGGACAAATGCCAAAGAGAACATTTTCTACACAATTGTTTCGAGATCCACATACAATTCTTGAATATTCGAATGTGTTAGATATTAACAAAGCATGGAAGGTTAAAGAGTTCAAATGTTGGATTCAAGAAACAGGGTCAGAATTAGGTGCGTATACAAATCCGTTCACTTTTGGTTTAGATGTTCAATTATCTACTGATAATATCCCAAATTCTAAAGATTGGAATAATGCCGGAGATAATCGAGCTATTGGTTGGGGTACTTTGTCATATGATGTTGAAGATTCATCCTCAAAAAATGTAGGAATGTTTACAGGTGGCCAAAGAAGATTGATGTATTCTGAATACTGGATGCACCCTGACCATCTTATTCAAAACAAATTAACAGTATCATCTCAATCAACTGGTGCTAATGCAACTGTTGAAGGTTTAACTGGTTACACTTTGAATTATATTGTCTATCTTGAGGAATATGATATTACTCCAATTGAGTCAATTGTGTTTAACATTAAAAGCAAAGCACAGGATTTATCTTCTTAATCCCAGTATTGGTAATAGATTGTACCTATTAAGGACTCATTTAACTCCTTACATAGTGGGTGTGAAGCATCTTTTAGATGTAATGCAATCATTGCATTCGATATGAGGCGCTGATGATGAGTCTTAGCCTTCTGTAATGCATCAATGTGGTGCATATTAACATCTTCTTTAACAATCATTGCAGATAATCGTGCAGATTTCTTCTGCTTTTCCCAATTGTTATAGATATTAGCTGCTTCTTCACTCAATGTTGCTGATATTAATTGCTTCATCTTGTCTCACCACTCTTTCCGACATTGATTATCTTCTCTAATATTGCAAGTAATGAGTCTGCTTCTTGCCATAACCATGTTAATTCCCTATCTCCATCATCAATTAACTGTCCTATTTCATTCTGAAAGTCTTGAAATGCTAAGAAAAACTCTTCAAGATTCATATTCTCTCTCCTTGCAATGAGGAGTAATACAATTACTCCAATATTTCAATTGTCCACATTGGCATGATTTACGCTTCATGACTCTCGGATAGACCCTTAGAATATAATATATTGCTTTTTTTGATACATTGAGCGGGTAGTTTATAGAATATATGGCCTCTTGTGGCGAACGCGGCGTAGGAAGAACCTACTCAAACCGGTTGGGGTAGGCACGTTCGAGTTACCTGATTACCGCTTCGCGGATTGGATAGGGGTGGGGAAAATGGGTCATAATTGTCGGAAACATGATAAGCATTACCGCTTTCCGGTAATTCATGGCTAGAAGTGATTCTTTCTTTATTCGCGCAAAATTAAACGCTGGTGGCAGTTCAGCCACAGGTTTCAACACCTTTTTCCAAGAAGGTATCGATTTGGGAGCATATGTTGACGCTCTCGGAAAATCCGTTCTCCGGATTCATAATATAGCAGTCTCGGTAACTGACACAAATAATCTTAGTGTTGAAATAACCGGAGCAGAAGAAGCAGCTGCACAATTCGTTCTAACTACTCAATCACAAGGTACAATGCCCGCTCCAA